TATCTCTTAAACTTCCATAATCCCCTTGTATTTTAAATGAAGGCGAGTTTCCATATATTGCCATCATATCTTTAAATGTAAACCCAACAGATCCATATTCCGTTCCCATTTCAGATAATCTTTTTAGGGTACCAAATGTTATTTTTTGTGAGGTTAATTCATTTTTAAAAACATCTAAAACCTCATCTTTTATCTCACCTAAATCAACACCCTTTAACGCTCTTTCTTTTTTGTATGGATTGCAAGAAGACTGAACCAACCCTTTAGGCCAAGCCATCACAATAAAATCAGCATCAGGATTATTTCTAAATGGTGTATACCTATCATAAGATCCCGACTTCACCATTGATCCTCCTCCGTATTGAACAATCACATTACCTTGTACATCAAGATTTTTATAATTTTTCATTTTAGAAACGTAGTCTTCTTGATTTTTTACTAAATCATCTATATTCGCATAACCTTTTTCTTTTATGATTTTTTTAATCAAATTTAATATACTCAAAAGTGATGGTTTTGCTTCTAAAACAAGTCGCTCTAAAAATTTTGGTTTGTTTTTAAATGCTAATAGTAGTTTGTTTGTTACAAGCCCCATTAACATTTTATTTCTTTTCAATGATTCATTTTTATCATATTTGAAGAGATAATTCATTACCATTTCCGGTGTTATGTCATTTACTGCAAAATTTGCAGAATCAACTGTTGATATTAGGTGTATGTCTTCTGATGTGAATATTTCTTTTGGTGATATACTTTGTGAAATTGTTTCAACGTTTGATCTTGACGATTTGAAGTTTGTTGCGGTGTCCTTTTCTACACCCGCTTGACTGTCGTGATGGTCTGTATGAATAACAAACATTGGTTTTCCGTGTGCAAAATCAACTAAAACTGGCATAACTTCACCACTACCTTCAGGTTTTTTTATTCCAAATTCTTTATCTCCGTATTGAATAATTTCAGCATCAACAACATTAATACCGTTTTGTTCAAGGTAGTTTTTCATTGCAATTGCCGTAGTAACCCCATCTAAATCTTGGTGAAAGTATATTTTAGCTTTCTTGTATCTTTTTGCCAGTAAATTAATGTCTCTAATTCCCGATTCTTTGATTAGTCTTTTCATACTAAATAAATATGAAACAAAACAAAAAAACCAACATTACTGTTGGTCTTCTTTAATATCTTCTAACTTTTTAAAGTATTCTACTCTTGTTTTCGCAATTTCGGTGTAGTTTGGTGATAGTTCTATTCCTAACCACCTTCGTCCGAGAACTTCAGCGGCAACTAAACTAGTACCACTTCCAGCAAATGGGTCCAATACTATATCATCTTTATATGATAATATCTTGATTGCCTTTGTTGGTATGTCCATTGAAAAGGTTGCTTTGGTTAGAGACTTAGTATCGGCAAAATAATTCCATTGACCAAATACAAGTTCCATGAATTCTTTTTTATCTTGTTCTTCGTACACCACTTTTTTCTTAAAAGTTCCGTCTTCTTGCTCTATCTCTGTAGGGACTCCTTTCCATTGTGGTTCACCTTTAACCTTTTTAATATGAACTTTTTTATATGCCAAAATAACACATTCCTTTGGGTTATAGATATAAGGACTGGATGGACTCATCCACGATCCCCATGCTGTGGTTTTACTACGATGAGGTGATTGTTCTTCTAAATCAACAATACCAAAGAATCCAAAACCGATTTCTTTCATTATTTGGTACATCTCCGAAACAAAGAATATTCTCCCACCCTTCTTTTGTCTGTTAATTTCGTAAGGGATGTTTAATGCAATTCTTCCATCATCTTTTAATACTTTATAAGCTTCAGTTAACCAATTTCTTGCAAACACAACATATTCTTGAAAATCAACGTCGTCATCATGCGTATCATAAGCAATACCAACACCATAGGGTGGTGAGGTCACGATTAGGTCAATACAACCTTCAGGTAATGTTTTCATGACCTCAACGCAGTCACCATTTATAATCTTGTTTGTTTCTATCATTTTTGTAATTTAATTTTATTATCTAACAAGTTTTGATTTATCAATAACATATCGGGACTTACTTTAATCATAAGTGCCATATTACTTTTAGACCTAATTGAGTTTATGTTTTCAAATGTGTCTATTTTAGATGCAAATCTTGTTATTGAAGTATAGGTACCTGTTTTTAACTTATCAATATCCTTATCACCAAACTTTCTAATATCATCTAAATAAAGTACTGGTGTCTTTCTAATTAAAGTTTTACCCTTGTAACATATCCAATCATAGTCGTACTCATTTGTTTGATATAACTTTGATACTGAACTTTTTAATGCTCTTTCTAATATTTCCACGTTTTTAAAATCACACTGAAGTCTTACAATATAGTTTTCATAATCTTCTGTGATAGTAACATTTGTGATACCTTCTTGTTCTTGTAATGTTTTTTTAAAAAAACTAATTTTTTGTTTTATTTCAGATATTTCAGGAACTTTTTCACCATATAAACTATCAAGAGCAAGTATTGCTGAGGTTTTGGTTTTACTTTGACTAAGGTTAATTGAATACTTAAAAGTTCCTGATCCGTCGGAGTTTAATTTTAAATCTTCAATTATTTCAATACAAGATGTTAATAACAATATTAACAAAAAATAAAAATATTTCATTTTTTATCTAATGTATTTATATGGTGTTGTAAATACCACAACGCCTTTTTTAGGTCCTCCAACTCCTTTTCTTTATTTTTTTTACCGGCTCTTGATATGTATTTAATAGTATTACCAAGTGAGAACCCTAAATCCCACGCATCAATTACCTTGATAGCTTCATATGTGTTATCTTCTCCCCCATAATGTTGTGGGTGATTTACTTGTTCATTACTCATAAATCCCAAGTTGGTTTAAATAATTTCTTACTTGTTTACCTAACTCCATGTCGTTAGGGTATTTTTTTACTAGTTCAATTATTACTTTTGAATCAACGTTGATTTCTTTTTTTTGAACTGATGGGTGTTTGTACCCAAACTCTTTTTCTTGTCTTAACTCGTTTAATGATCTTTGTTTTACTATCATGACTTTTTTATTTCAATAATATCAAACTAAATTTTATTTGTCAAATTTTTGTGTTTAATAATTTTTGATTGAATCATGTAGTTCATTATTTTCCTTTTTGCAATAGGAATTAATGTTTCTTTGAGTGGGTAATTATTATTGTGGTTAATAGTAAAAACAATCAATTTACTATGAACCTTTGGGTCCTGTAAATTTTTAATTAGTGGTTTTTTAACCTCTTTTAGTTTATCGTCAAAATCACCTTTTGGACATTCACATATTTTTTTTATGTGGCACTTAGTCTCCACACTATCTTTTTTTATTGGTTTTACAATAAACTCATAAAGGTATGTCTTATCATTATAATCTAAAAAGAATAATCCTTGTTTTGGGTCAATGTTTTTTGGGTTTTGTACTGGATCAATTGAAACGGTATCATTAACAATATCCCAAATGGCTTTAGCGTGATTAAAATAGTCTGTCAGTTTTGTTGACGAGTATTTACATACGTGGTAAACCTCTAAAATTTCTTCTTTTGTTAGTAAAGGACAATCAACGGGTATTAAATCTGATATTAATATTTCATCATCAGGGTCCTTCAATGTCCTATTAAGTGTTAAAATTTGACCTTTTTCAATTAATAAATTGATACTAGCAAGATGTAGTGATATTTCTTGAAACTGTGGGTATAACTTAAAACCATTTAAGTTTTTATCTAATTTTTGTAAATAACCTAAAAGAACCAATTGTTTGTGTTCTAAATCTATTGGGTCTTGGAATAACCAGTCAGTCTTCATTAAAATATTTTAGATAAAAAATAGATGTTTTTTTAATGAGTGTAAATGATTAGTTATATCTCATCACATAATATTCCTCTCCGTTGATGGTATACGAGTCTTCAGTTCCGTCATAACCATTTAAAATACTTCCATACCCATCAGTTCTAATTACGTAATCAATGGCAGCATCTACATCCACAAAATTTAAAAGGTATTGATTATCATAACCTCTATCTTTTAAAGTTCTAAATATATCATCTTTGTTATCATCAACCATACCTTCTATGGTATCTTCAATTTCTTGTTCATTATAATCACCTTCTGGATTTTCCTTAATGTCTTCTATTAATTGTTCGTAGTCGTAAATATCACTTTCAATTTCTTCTTGTTCTTCATCGGTTAATCCGCCATCTTCGAGTTTTTGATTTAGTCTATCAATATTTGCTTGGTGTATTTCTAAATATTGTTTTTGTTGTTTGGTAAATTCTTTAGTTATATTCCAATCTTCAGGGCTTTGTCTAACGTATTCGCTATAGTCCTCATAAAGATAGTCTCTCACATATCTTTCATCAATATGGTATTCCCAAACCCAATCTCTAAATGTGTCAAAACCAGATTCCTCAATTTGTGATTCTAAATTTTCTTTTGCCGCATCATATATTTTATCACCTTCATAAACAACATATTCACTTTCAAAGTTTTTTGATCCTAACCAAAGATAGACACTTGAGTCTCCGTAATGGTTATAATTCTCTTTAAATAAAAAATACTTATCTTCACCTTCTTCTACAACACCGTTTTCTTTAAGGTACTCAAAAATTGCTTCGGTTTCATTTGATTCTTTGTCATTATTTTCAACATTCCAATCATCATCTTCTCTTAATACGTCTTGTTGTGCAAGTCTTTGTTTATGGATTTTTAATTTTTCTAATCTTTCCATTTCAGATCCCCAATAATCCAATCTTCCTATTACTTTATTTTTATCAAAAAATGAAATGTTTGTATGACCGATATCTAAATCACCTTGCACTAAATCAATACTATCAATATTTTTTACATCTTTTCTACCTCTAAGATCTAATTCACCTGTAATTCTAATTTTTTTACCGGCATAGTCAGGAAGTCTTTTAATAAACGCACCGTCACCATTAACATAATCCAAAAGTTCTTTATATTCTTCAGGACTAATATCAACCCACTCTTCGGTCTCTTCTTTTATTATTTTTTTAATTAAGGAATTTAAACTCATATTTTATAAATAGTTTATGTTTACAAATGAATATTCATAGTTTATAAATATTTATATATAAAATAAACCTCTAAAAAATTTTAGTCATGGGATGTGGTTGCAAAAACAAAAATAATGGTCAACAAGCTCAACAGCCTGTTCAGACTCAACAAGAGTCAAACAACAACAACGTAAAAGCTGCCGTTCAAAAGATTGTAGAAAAGTATTACAACAAGAAATAAAAAACTATTTAATCATATTTTAATTTTTTTTAATATTAATTAAAAATAAAAAGTTAAAAAAATTAATATGATTGAAGTTTCAAGTTTTTTATCAGGTAAAAATCTATGTAATATTTTCGCAGACCTTATTGTAAAAGAAATTAATAAAGTATCTCCTGATGCTATAACAGAAATAAAAGTTATAAACGTCAGGAGTTTTTTTATTGTTAAAGGTTTTACTTCATCTGAAAAAATAGTAAATCTTTCAGACATTTTATCTGATTTATATCAAAGTTATGATGAAAATTTAGTTAAAACCGTTAGAGTGATTGATATAATCATTTATAACAAAAAAATTGATTCAAAATTAAAAATTAACATTAATCTCAGTAAAGAATCAAAAAAAGTAGAAGAACCCCTAAAAGTTATTTGTAATAGATTACAAAAAGAAGGTTACTACTTAAATTTAAAAGTTCATAATAAAAATTTATTTTATGACTTTGAAAATATAGTAGAGTATGATCATGACTATATCTCTTCTAACTTTAGAGGTTATAATTGCGTAAAAGATGATTTTTCAAATGATTTTTATATTTCTGATTTAGTTTATGGCCTATCAGATAATGGTGAAAAATATTATCATTTTTTATTAAATAAAATTTCATTTAACCTATTAAATAGAGGGTTTTCAAATGACTTAAACCTTTTAATTACATCTGAAAATGGTGTAGATGATATTGATTCTGAAAACATTAATCTTTCGGTTATTAATAAAACAACAATTAACAACGAAAAACTTGAAAGTCTAATTTTAGATAATTTTAGTTTTAAACTATCGGACATTAAAAACGAATTTGATTTATCTGAATTTAATTTACTATCTTATTTGTCTGAAGTTAACTACGTTCCAAGTTGGGAAAATTATCAAGGTACGAGGGATTTAATGTTCTTATAGAACATATCCCTTTACCAACTCAACCCCTTCGTATATGTCTTGGAAATCTCTATCGGGGGCTAAAAGCTGTACGTTAGTTGCATCATTATTTTCATCTAAAGTTAATAACATAAGCGCCGGTACATATTCATTTGTCGCCTTAACAAATTCGTCGTATTCTTCACTATGATCGTCAATATCTCTTTCTAAAAAAGGGATGTTTTCTTTTTCTAACTCTTCTTTAATCATTGTACAGAAAGGACAACCTTTCATTGTGTAAACTACCGCAATTTTCATATTAATCTATTGTAAAATATTTATTTAATCCTTTTAATAAAAAGTTTAAGTTCTCAGTATCTTTAAGTAAATATAATACATTTATGTTATAAACATTTTCATGTTCAACCCTTTTAAAATAAACATAAACATCGGTTTTACCGTATTTTAATAACCCTTCTTTTAATATGACGTTAACACCATCATAATCAGAGTATAACCAAATAGATTCATTTTTTTCTTTTAGTAAATTAAACCCATCTTTAACAATATTTTTTGTTTTTATTATTGATGGGTATATTTTATTTTTTGTTAAAAAAATATCTATAATATTATCAGGTATTAAGTTTTTATTATCTTTTTCCATGTTTAAGGTAGATCCATAAATAGTTCTTCAAAAAAATTATGATTGTTATTATTGATAATAACTTTCTCGTTTACTTCATTAACCCATATTGGGTATATATCGTAAATAGGTTTTGTTTCATCAAATTCTTTAAATTTTGCAAAAGTCCTTGTTGTTTTACCATTTTTATATTTTTTAACCATAATGGGTAACTTTATAAATTCTTTTCTAAAAAGGTTATCAACTCTTCTATCTAACTCATCAACAGGTATAATCCATTCGTCCGTTAGTGGCATGTTATATTTACCTAAAGTTTGTGATCTTCTTAAACCGTCTCTTGTATATTGGTATTCTATTGTTGCTCTTTCAGGCCCATCTTCACTGTCTTTTCTTAATGAAACAATAAAACAGTATGGTTTTTCAGAGTATGTCCTTACACAGTTGTGCTGGTGAATTGATTCTCCTTGATAATCTTCTGTGGTTTTAAAAAGTATCGGGAAGTATGTATTGTCATTAGTGAATATTGGATCTTCAACCAAAACCGAATCTTCACCATAAAATCTTGTAACGTGTCCGTTACTATACGAATCAATGAGTGTTGCCCATTCAGAGTGTTCATTATTAAATTCATCTCTATTTTTGGCCAATAATTTAACATTTTCACCATAATTTTCCAATTTAATTTTAAATCTTAAATGATCACTTAACAAATGTATAAAATTTTCTGAATTTGTTTCATTTAAAAGTGTTACAATATTTTCTTTTTCTTTTTTTGTTAAAAAAATATCTGCAGGTAAACCTTCACAAACGGGATTATAATTTGAATAAATTTTTTCGGTTATAAAAACCTCATCTTTAATTTTATTAAATAAATCTTGTCCTAATAAATTATATAATTGAACAATACCATTAAGGTCAATATTATCATACCTATTAAATAGTGATTTGATTTTTCTACCTTTTAAATTATGTTTTTTCATTAACCATGTAACCAAGTTCGCGTCGTGTTTTCTAACTTCTTTAAATGGTGCAAACATTTCAGAAAACTTCAAAAATGCATTTGGATATTTAATTTTTCCGTTTTGAAGTATAATTTCATAATATTTCTCCTTTGGTTTTTTATTTGATTCAATATTAAGACCTAATTTTTCAATAATTCTATTTAAAAAAATGTCAAATAATTTGTCTCCACTACCATATCCTTGGTTGTAATTAGATAAAACAGGAAAAATCCTTGTATTGTTGAGGTTTGTTACATTAATTTTATTGATGAAACCTATTTTTTGTTTTCTTTTGAATTGAGCCTCGCCACTATAAAATAACTTTCTATTATAATTAAATGTTAGATAATAAATTGTTTTTCTTGTTTTGAAATATCTTTTACCAACTTCTCTATGGTTTCTGTAATTGAATACTTTTAATGCGATTTTATCTTCATTTTCTTCAATAACATATAAATGTCTATTTAAATAACAACTAGTTAATAAATTAGGGTAGTTTTTTAAATACTCCTCTTCTCCTTGTATTACGTATTCTTTTCCTGTTTTACTTGTAAACGTACCAACATAAGACTTATGTGGGTTAGATGGTACATAATGCCGACCCATATCCCCTAAAAACGGATCTTCATCTTCTACATTTATTGAATTAAAATTTTCATAAAAATAAGTCTCATAGTTTTTGATCTCATCTTTAAAAAGGACTGTCATATCTGACATAAAAATATATTTAAGCGTTACTAATTCATACAAATTAAACCCATGTGGTGTTGCATATGTGGCATAACTTTATCCACACCTTTTTTGTCACCATTGAGTTTTACTATTAAATCTATAAGTTGTTTTCTTGTTGGTTCTAATGGTTTTTCGTCATCTTCTGAATTAAATTCAACTATTTTTTTAACTCCATTAAAAAACTTTTCGGGGTCTATATCACCTATAAGTTGTTTTAACTGATCGGGGTTTTTATCAAAAAACCCCTTAAAGTTTGTCATATATATTTCAATATCTAAATTCCCCATAACTTTATTTTTTATTCAATAAACAAATATAAGAAATTTATTTGAGACTTTTTTACTTTTGGTCAAAAATAAAGAAGTTTCCGTCTCTTTCCGCTCTTTGTCTTAATGCTTCAGGAATAGTTCCATCAAGTTTGCTATTTTTAATATTAATAATTGATAGTTTAGGTAATTCTGCTAAACATGCCGGTAAAGGTTGTAAGTTTGGATTATCAGGTAAAGATAAGAACTTCAACTCTTTTAAATTACAAATACTATCAGGAATTTTAGAAACGCAACCAACAAGGTGTAATGCACTTAACTGTTTAAAGTCTCCGATTCTTTCAGGTAAATCTAAATTAAATGACTGACCTCCTCCTTTATGTGTAAATTCTAATCTTTTAATGTTTTCAGGTAGTGTGTCAAAAAATTCATCAAACCCATAAAGTGCAATAAATTTAGATGCTGAATCGCCAGGATAATTAACAGATACTTTTTCACCATTATTTTGTGAAAGACCCATCATGAATTGAGGTTTAAAGTATTCTTTAAGTCCGTCTTCTTGTTTAGATAAGAAATCGACCAAATCAATTTGTCTATCTGCTGGGTCCATATATTGATTAGATGGGAAGTGGAATTGGTATCTTAATGCTGGAAGTCCTGTTTTTTCACCAACTTCCATACTTCCTGTGAATTTTGTAGGTGAATTAGGTATTACAACATATAAAGGACCATCTTTAATGTATCTATCAAACCAAGTAAGTCCAGGTGATGATGTACACCATCTTGTTTCTCCTTTTTGCGGTTCTAAATAATACCCACCATAGAAACATGCCGCGTCTTTACCAAGTTGTCCTGTATTTGAAATTTTAACAACCGTCCAATTACCAAATTTTTTAACTTCTTCAGCACCTGGATGTTGGTATGATGTTGATGCCTCTTTTTTCTCGTCAGCAGTTGCCTTAGTTTTTTCTAAACTGAAATCTTTAACTTGATCGTAAAGTGTTTCAGGTGTTAGTTTATTAATATCTCTATATTCTTGTGGTAATCTATTTTTAAATCTTTCAAACTTCATTAAGTCACCAGTAACTTTATAAAGGTCTTCTAAAAATAATGCCTGATATTCTTTAATTGCCTGTTTAACTGCAGGACTATTAGGGTCTGTAATACCACTACTTAGATCGATATTTGGTGTTACAAAGTTTTTAAGTATCCATTGGGTATATTTTCCAATTTTTACTTTTTCCATATCTTCAGGTTTTGCGTTAATTGCTTCCATACCTTCAGGAACTCTTGATGTTGGATCCGCAGCAATTATTTCAAACAATACATGAAATGGCATCATACCTTTTCTTGTCTCTTTATTTGGTTTAACGTATTTGTCAAATAGTACTTGAAATCTTGAGCTCTCAACGATTAAATCTCTTAAAATACTCGTAAATCTAATAGCCATAATTAATGTTTTTATTAATAAATATCACAAATATAAGAAAAATATTTTAATAATTCATAATCAATAACTCTTCCCCCATATTTTGTTTTTCACCTTTCTTTGCGGAAGCCGCCTTAGCGAACTCTTTTTTAACCCAACGGTACTCATTTTCAGGAAACCAAGTGCGTAATAATTCAAAATCATAATAAGATAAACTAAATTTACCTTTAACCTTGTGTAAAACTTTAGCCAATCTTTCATGGTCCTGACGGTCAAAATCATGATTTGAGTAGTAGTTTTCAGTTTTCCAATATGGCGGATCCAAATAGATATATGTTGATGGTGAATCGTATTTATCAATAACATCAGAAAAATCCATGTTTTCAACATCAGTTATTTTTAAAAAGTGATCAACCCAATCAGGTTTTGATAACTTATCTCTGAATGTTAGATACTTTGACTTATACTTACCTTTAAGGTCAATAAAGTTAGATGTCTCAGGTTTTGAACCACTAAATACTTGTGTTAGAATGTAGACATATTTGGCTGCAACTTCATAATCACCAGGTTCTACGCTGAATCCTTGACTAAAAATTTCAGCCTGAAAACTTACAAATTGTTGTTTATAAATTTCAGGTGTTAGATCAACGCCCTGTTTTTGACAATCTATTGAATTTATCGCCCTTAATAATTCGGATGGGTTCTGAACACACTTAAATAAATTGTAATTTAATGGATTAAAGTCATTATAAACAACTTTTTTTAGATTGGGGTATTGTTTTAGGTCCATATTATAAAAACACCAATACATACCTCCGAATGTCTCTAAATAGACCTCCATATCTTTATCATAGAAAGGAACTATCCACTTTCCAATCTTACTTTTACCTCCTATATAACTTAACATAATACAAATATAGTATTTTAAATATTTATTTTCAAACCGAACTTAATTAAAATATAACTATGAAACAAAAAAAAGCAACACAAGTTACAGGTTGTAAAACATGTAAACAAGGATTATCTGGTACACAAAAATCATTCATTTTTTTAGGTATATTCATGTTATTCACCTCCATTTACGGAACTATAGAGTTAATTAGTGACCTCATCTCTATTTTGAAGTAACTCTTTAATCTTGATCCTAATATCCTGATCAATTTCACTATTTTTTTGGATTGATAGTTTTATGTAAAAATTACCATTTCCTTGTGGGGTTTTGTATCCTTTACCTGGTATTCTCAATGGTTTGTCAGAATCCAATGTTTTTGGTATTGAAATCCTTAATGTTCCTTCAGGGTGTTCAATATCTATGGTATCATCAGTAATTATGTTTAATACGTCTAATTTTTTGTTATAAATTAAGTCATACCCACTTTTTTGAAAATCGGTATTTTCATTTAAATTAATTTTTAATATTAAATCCCCATTAGTGTTGGTGCTATTTGAATAATCACCTTTACCTCTTACTCTCATAAAATCCCCATTATCTGAATTTGGTGGTATTGATACGTTAATTTTTTGTGGGTTTCTAGTTCTACCATTACCGTTACATGTACCGCAATGTTTAACTATTTTACTACCCGCACCATTACAAACATTACAAGCCATCTGAATTTGTTGTTTAAACATGCCGGTACCAAAAATCTGATAAATAAACCCGTTACCGTTACAATTATTACAAATGTGTCTATCACCACCAGAACCATTACATGTTACACAATTTTCTAAAACATCTACATTAATTTCTTTTTTAACACCAAAAAAAGATTCTACAGGCGTTATTTCTAAATTTATAACTTTGTCAGGTGCCCTTCTCTGTTGTCTTTGTCCGTTTACCATTTGTTCAAACATACTATGTATGTCAAAACCACCACCACCCATTTCAGAAAAAGGGTTGTTACGTCTCATATTATATTCTTCTCGTTTTTTTACATCCCCAATATTATCGTAGGCCTCCGCAATGTCTTTAAACTTTTCTTCACCTTCAGGGTTTACATCTGGGTGGTATTGTTTACTTAATTTTCTATAGGCCTTTTTTATTTCGTCTTGTGATGAATCCTCTAAGACACCTAAAATTTCATAATAATTTTTCATGAAGCATAACTATTTAATCGTATTATTCAAAAATAAGAAAAAAAGAAAAATTATCAATTCATACGCAACAGAAATGAATGCAAAAAAGAAATTTGATGATATAATAATAAAAAATAATAAAGTTGTTTTTGAAAAAGTTATAGAAAACGCAACCCCTGTTGAGTATGAGATTGGTTTGTTGACCAACACAACTAACATACAGAAAAGTTTATATATTACTGATGAGTTGGGTAGAAATAATCCTGTTAATTTAGAAGATCCCGATTATGTTTTTTTAGATTTAAAAAAATATTATGTTGAGGAAAAGGTTTTTGATTGGCAAACACAAAATAAAATTTCTTTTGACCGTTTGATTTCCGATTACTGCGCTAACACAGATTTAAAAAACATATTTACCTTACATAACAAAATCTGTATTCAATTAGATACGGATGTTAATTTATTTTCACTTAAAGATAAATCAGAGGCAGAAAGACTTTTAAATAGTCTTGAGGGTTATTTTTATGAGAAAAAAAGACTTGATGCTATTTTTGTAAGGGACGTTTCTTCAGCACAAAGAAAATGGTTATATGAGTTATTAACACAAAAAGGTTACGATAAAAAAAGACTATACAGGTTAAAGACTACTTTTTCAAAAAGGTAAAATCTACATTACCAATTGATATTACTACTTTATCTTCTTTATTTTTATTTTTAAGATTATCCATTAAACTTAAAAAGGTGTCTTCGTCTAAAGACACCTTTATTTCAATATTACCTTCATTTAAAAACGTGTTTTCTAAAATTTCAACAGATTCGGCTAACTTAGTTAATTGATCCCTAAAGTTTTCAATATTCTTTGCCATAAGGTATATTTTTTTTCAACTAAAATCGTATTCTTAATTTCTTTTGGATCCATTTTTTTAAGTTCTTCAGAAAACTTTTTTTTGTAATTTTCTGAAAAGTTTTGTATACTCTTATCTTCATCCTCTAATATTTTCAGTTGTTTCTGTAATTTCGTCAGTGAGTTCTTTTGATTCATTTTCAATTAGTTTTGTTAATTGTTCAATATCAAACTTTAGTCCCTTTAAACTTTCAAGATTTTCATTTTCAAAAATATTTTTTAGTTCTTGGACTTTAGATTTGAATAACCTTTCTTTTTCTTCTCTTTCAATGTTCGTTTTAATAATAGCATCCACAATGTTTTCAAGTTTATTTATAAGTTGTGTATTATTTTCACAAACAAATGATGTTATTTTAGTTCCGTCTCCATTATCGTTTTGAAGTATTTCAACCCCTTCTGGTATTTTCTTCAACATTATCCATGTGCTTGGAAATGTAAGATCAAAACTTACGTAATTTTTTAATATTCTAACAGAATATAAGTATTTATTTATTTTGTTAATGAACTGTCCAAAAATCATGTTAAAAGTAAATTAAATATGAAATAATATATGATAATAAAAGACCGTATGTTAATCTTTCACCCATTGTCATTTCAAAAGGTTTAGGTGGAGTTGAGAAAAAAACACTTATAAATGAGACGGCCAACCCTATTATTGCAATAATAGAAAATATAAATACAAACCCCGTCAATTGTGAGTATAAATTAATCATTTTTTTCTTTTTTAGTTTCTTCTAAAATTTCATTTCTAAGTTTTTGCATTAAACCTTTAAGTTCTTGTGCAGCTTTTCTTGCTCTAGTACCTGCGGAATTATTCCCTTTACTATAAAATTTAGCAGTTTCAGCAGTTAAAGTTTCTGTTAATGTTTTTATTTGTTCTAAAGTTTCCATTTTTTTATTTATTAAAATTTATTTTAAAAAAAACTAATTATGTCTTATATAATGTCAATAGATATTAAGTGTTTTTTAAAGATCTTTCAAGTGTTTTATATATATCTGTAAAAATTTCAATATCTGATTTACTTTTTTTACTTTCATATCCAAATATTTGGACAAAAAAATCAAAAACATTTTCTTGCCCTTTTTTATCGTTCTGATTATAAAAAACATCATAGAAAAGATCCTTCAAAAATATAGTGTCTTTTTCATTGAAAAAAAATAAAACGTTTTCTTTTTGGAAGTTACTTATGGTTTTTTCCCAACACCATTTTAAGTGATCTTTTTTTTGTTGTTCGGTCATACCGACTTTAGTGTCGTTAGAATTTTCATATTCATCACCCAAATACGTTTCCTCTAATAATTTTAGAAATGAAACACAAAAATCCCTAAACAACTCTGTAAGTTCTAAAGTTATGTTATTGGCTAAATACCAAGACGTTATGTCTTCTTGGGACATTGGTTTGACCAACCACTCTAAAAATTGGTCCATATTATTATTATTAGTAGACATAAACAAATAATAATACTGTTATTTTAAAAACGAAAGATATTATTGTGTTTTTTTCTGATAACCAATAAGTTTTTTTATTTCCATTATATTATTTTTAACGTTTTCGTTAATTTGAAAATTTTCTTTAACTGTTTTAGTTTTTTTCTTACTTGATTTTAACATATCAATTAACTTACTCGTTCCATCACCACTTCCTTCCCCTGTTGTATCGTTTTTAACAGGTTGTGGGTCTTTTTGGTATGCTTTTCTTTGTAGAGCCCTTAATAAATTATCTTTTCTTATTTGATTTCTTTTCTTATTTGATGGTGTTTCTACAGCATTAGCCCACTCAGGATTGTTTCCGGTTCTAGAAGAACCTTGCAATAAATCGTCCATCCACTCTTCATTTGGGTGTATGTCGTCAAAATCAAGATTTTCAAGTCCTGCCGCAGTAAAGTTGTCAATATATTCTTGCGTGGTGTCTGAAGGGGTATATGCATGTTTAGACATTTTAGCTAATTCACCATTACCTTTTGGAAAATGTTTAGGTTCCATTTCATAATCACCTTTTGATGCATCTTTCAAGTAGTCTTTCATTTTCTTAACAACATCACCTATATAATCATCATTTTGTTTTTTTGATTTTTTTTGGGCGTCTTTGAAAACGTCTTTGGTTTTAGATTTATTTTTACTGTTAGATTTTTTCTTTTCTTCAAGTATAATGTTTTCTATTATATTTATAATTTCATTTTCAGTAAAAATAAATTTCTCTCCTGTTTCATCAAGAACTAACTCATATGACTCTTTTCTTAACATTTTAAAATCTTGACTATCTAATTTACCGTTTTTGTTCTTATCTAACTTATATTGTTTTCCATGTAATTTTTCTTCTATTTCGCCCTCAGTCATACCGCACTCCATGCATTCTCCTTCTTTCATATACCCACCACACTCACACATGTTTTCAGACCCTTCTTTCATTTCGGATTTTTTTCTTCTAATCATTGCAAAATCGTTTTTATCAATTTTACCGTTTTTGTTCTTATCTAACTTATATTGTTTTCCATGTAATTTTTCTTCTATTTCGCCCTCAGTCATACCGCACTCCATGCATTGACCTTCCATCATTCTTCCACTACATTCTGAGCACATTTTGTCTGAACCTTCAGCCATTACTCTTTTTACTATATTCATAATTTTTCTGTCCATATTAATAAATATCTTATTGTTTATAAATTACCAATGGTTTTATTTAATATAATCTTTTTTATCTCATCTTCAGTAAGTCCAGTCCTTAAAGACACGTTATAAATTGCTTCGGATATTGGTGAATTTTTTAAATATTTTACCGGTTTATCTTTACTATTTCCCTGACTACAATACGGGAATGTTTTACATTTTTTATCTATTTGAACAAAAGAACCTCCAGGTATTTGGGTTTTTTTCCAAGATCTACCCCTACCTTTTAAATTGTTACCTTTCATTTTAACATCTTCAAATCCAGGAGCGTCATATGATCCAACCGAAGAACTACTTGTGGCCTCTTTAAATTCTCCCTCAACTTTATTTTTTTTGTATTCTTTTTTCGCTTTCTTGTCATCTGAAAACATACTAAATAAAGGTGCCGAAAATCCACCGGCAGATGCTGCACCTGTAGCTTCTTTAGTTTCATTTTCTAAAATTTGTTTTTTTGTTATCATGGTGTAAAAAACTGTAAATAGGTTATTGACATTACAAAAAATCCAGCAACTATTTCAATAATAGTGTTTTTTGTTTTTAACTTATGGATATCACTTCTTAAATTTTTATTTTCTTCACTAACTAAATTAAATTTTTCGTCTTTGAACCCGATAATTTTTTGATAAGTAGTGTCTTTTTGCTCCATAAATTTAATAATTCCATCTTTTTTATTTATTATCAAATTAAGTGTATCAATTTCATTTTCACTTAATTTAAGTAAATCTTTAACTTTATCGTAATCATTTAAATCAAGTAATATTTTTTGTCCAACATGATAAGGAAAACATATTTCAGAGCTATCAGTTTCAGGAGTTTTTTGACCAAAAACGGTTAAAAAATTAAAAATAAAAAACAAAAGTATTATTTTTTTCATATCAATATTTATATCTTTTTCTTAATGTACTGTCAACTTGTTTTGCTGTTAGTACCTTTATTTCATTAGCCTTTTCATCGTAATAGTTATTAACTACTTTTTTTTGAATTCTAATATTATTGATTGATGAATCTAATTTTTCTATGTCTTTTTTATAAGAGGATATTGAATCGTTATATTTGTCTAAATTAGTATTTAAATCTTTAATTTTATTATCAATAGCATCTAACTTATTTTGTAAATCTTTTGGGTTACTTGTGTCCTCAGTAAATGTCCTTATTAATAAAAAAATTAAAAGTGACCCAAATATCACCATCAATATATATTTAAAATTGTTTGTTAAAAAATCTTTCATAATTATTTTGTTTCTTCCTTCTTAAATTGGGTTTTTCTTCTTGTTGATATCACCTTAGCCCATTTTGTTTTAAACTTTTCATAATAAGTTGTTAATTTACCGATTAACTCAGTAAGTCTTTCGTCCAATTTAATCATGTCTCCATTAATATAAACTCCGTTTGTTTCTCCAATTGAAAAGAAAAATTCTAAATCAAAGTCAATTACTTTACCGCTCCACTGTACTTCATTTGGATAAACGTTCAAAATCCCAAAGTCAGATAAATCAGATACGTCCGCAACAAATTCATCCATAGTTTCTTGATAAGATGTTTTTTCATCTGTAGTTAGTTCTAAATCCTTTTTTTCTTTTCCGTGTAAAGTTAATAAACCACCGGAAATTCTATAAGTTTTACTCTTATCTTTTTTTACTTTTTCTGGATCTATTTCTTCTCCTGTGGTTTCATCACTAATACTATCTTCAATGCTTTTTGCAATGTTTAGTGGTCCAGACTGTTCCATCAACATTCTTGATTTTTTAAGTAAATTTTTTATTTCATCATATTGGTTCATCATTTTCTATATTTTTTTTTAAAAGTTTAAAATCAAAAGATGGGTTAACATCTCTATATATAAAGTTAAAATTACTTTTAGTGACAATTCCGTTAAAATTTTCAACCCCATCTTCTTTAACGTTGTGTCCTAAACATTTTTTTGGGATATTAAAATCATCACAAAGTTCAATTATTAGTTCGGATAACTTATTTATTTGTAATTCTTTATGTGGGTCCCAAAAAAAATAGTCTCTCCACTTTTTTTCGTACACTTCTTTTTTATAAATATCACCAACCCAATTAACAAACGTATTATCTAAAGGATTTTTTTTTAACCATCCTAAATTTTCAATACTGATAATAATTGCGTTTTCATCAACACTTTTTTGACCCATGTAATTTGAATAATTTTCAGGATTCATAATTTGATAAATTTGACCTGTTTTTTCTATTACATAGTTAGGTAAATACGGATTTTTTTTATTATATCTGTATTTCAAAGAATTTATGTAGTTTCTAACCGATCTTTTTGTTTCGGTTAGTATTATTTGTTTTTTTTTACTATTTGAACCTAAAGGGTTAAAATCTGTTAAATCGTAAAGATTTTCCATTCCTGTTTGAGTAGGATAAACGTTTAGGTTCTTCTTGAACATTTGATTCTTGTTCTATTTGTGGTTCTACCACTTCATCAATCTCTATCTTTTGTAATTCGATTAAATCTTCTTTTCCAAAATACTCATCTATAGGTAATCCTCCTTTTTCAACATAAACAGGGACCTCAACTATCTTTTCAATAATTACCGGATCCACTTGGTCGGTACTTGGTCGGTACTTGGTCGGTACTTGGTCACTTACTTGGTTACTTACTTGTGCGGTAACTTGTATGGTATCATGTATGGTATCATGTATGGTAACTTCGTCTTTCCGTTTCCCTTTAAATGCTTGATTTGTCGCAATTACCAAAGTTATTGCCAATGGGTCAAATACAAAAATTAAAATCAATATGAAAAGATTTGCGGTTCTTTTAACGTCCCAATCAAGAAGTTCACTAACGTATTTCAACGCACCTAACTCACTACCTGATATCTCCTCTGATTGTTTATTTAAAATATCAACATCAAGTTTAGTGATGCTGTCATTCATTGAATCGATTCTTTTTCCGATAGTGTCTCTTCGTACTTGAGCATCTTTTAGTTGTAACTCAAACGATTTTCTATTGTTATTATTTTCCTTTGTGATTAATTGACCCGTCTTACGATCAACAGATTGTGTTGTAGTGTTATTTGAAAGACCGTCTCTTAATTTTGTTATATCACCATCAAGTGTGGTTTTTTCTTTCGTTAATTCAACCTTTATCTCTTCAAAACGTTTTTTTTTAATCTCAACATTTTTAACTTGTTTCTCATTGATTTCAAGTTTTGCGATATTTCCCTGAAACCCGGTACTTAATAACCCATATATCCCAAGTGAGGTTATAATTGATAATGTAACAAGGGCGGTGGTTAAATATATCTTTAACACTCCATACGTTTCTTTCCATTTGTCGTGTAAGTAGGTGGCAATTGCAATCTTTGATATTTCAAGGAATGATCCCATAATAATAACGGGTAACGCAACTCCAACAAAAACAATTGATAGTCCGACAACACTATAATAGGCTGCAGTCCCTGACAACCCTAAAGCACAAAATAATAAAAACCAAGGTAAAAATTTCTCTTTCATATTATTAAACTATAATTAATAAATACTTATAATAAAGATTAATCAATATGTCACTACTCAGAGAATCAATTAGAAAACATTTATTACTTGAGAAAAGAATTGCAACATTAAAATCTCAAATTTATATAACATTTGAGGTTAGGTTAGATAAGAGTGGTCACACTGAAAATAGACAAATGGAAAGAAATGTCAGTAGAGGTGATATCAATTTACTTTTAGGTTTAGCTGTTGATGAAATTACGACTAAAATTGTTTTAGGTGAATTAAATCATCAGGATGAATTTATTGTTAGGAGTAGGGGTGGTAATTTATTTATTCCAATAAGACTAATTAAAGAGGATTCTTATAATTTTGTGTTACAAACTAAAACGGTAATAAGAAAAGAGAGAGAAGGTAGACCTCAACTAACAATTTGGGTTGATTAAGTAGGACAGGACCTTAGTATCTGAATCGTCTTCCATCTTCCTATCGGCTTAGGCTTGTTTCTTCCTAAACCACTTCTACTTAACCAATCACTTAGAGCTCATTAGTGACTTTTACCCTGATTGTTTTACAAAGATATGATCTTTTTTTTAATCTACCAAATATTTTAATCTAAATATTCAAATAAATCTGAACATTCGTTTCTTAACTTACGAAGGGCTTTCTCTTTTATTTGTCTAACCCTTTCTTTTGTTAGTCCAAAATCGGTTCCAATGTCTTCTAAAGTTCTTGGTGTTCCGGTTATTCCATAATAGTCTTCAACAATTAACTTTTCTCTGTTATCTAACACACTCATTATTTTTATCATTTTTTCTTTCAAAATGTCTTTTGTTGAAAATATCTCATCAGGTGATTCAACATTATTGTTTTTAATGATGTCTATTAAAGTGTCTCCGTCTTCATTGATGTGCATATCAAGATCAACCATTCTTGGTAGGGAAGCAAACTTGTCGGAAAGTTCTTTATTAGTCTTTTCGTTTTCTTTCTTTTCTTTTTGCATGTCCTGAACAACGTTAACCGGAAGTCTTATTGTTCTTGAATTTTCATTAAGAGATTGTAAAATTGATTGTTTAATCCACCAAACAGCGTATGATATAAAACGATTGTTTTTAGTCCAATCAAAGTTTTTAATTGCTTTCATAAGACCAAAGTTACCTTCGGCAATAAGATCTGCCAAGTCAATCCCTTGATTTTGGTATTGTTTTGCAACTGTAATCACAAAACGTAAATTACCCTCTAACATCTCTTTCTGAATCTGTTCTCTTTCTCTTTCCGTACAATCATTTGATGCTATACGTTCAGCTAAAAACTTTTCTCTGTCAGGTGTCATAACCTTCAGTTTTCTAATGTCTTTTAAATAAATTTGAATCTCATCTTGATTCAAAGGGTTTGACGACTTAATGTCCTCCATCTTTTCTCTTTCCATAATTGTCTAAAATCTCTTTTTCTTTCTCTGTTAATGATTCAATTCCGTTCTCTGATATTTTGTCTAATATTTCATCTACCGTTGGTAAATAATCAGGTTCGTTCTTTTGAACCATTTGATTAAAGTCCGTTGGCATTAAAAACTCAAACGTAAAATTTCTTAATTCTTCTTTTCTTTCTTTTAATTTACTTTCTACATTTATTTCTCCTGTTCTTGTTTCTTTCTTTTTTTCTTCTCCGTCAATATTCAAAAAATCTTTCTTTAGTTTTTTTGGCATTTTTATATCCATGTTCTTAGTTACTTCCATTAAAAAGTATTGTTCGGTTATTTCTGACATACCCATATCAATATACTCTTTAAGGTCAGAAAAAACTTCTTTACTTCTAAAATGGAAAACAACACCGTACTCACCATAAGTAAACTTTAAAAATGGTGAAGATACGACTGTTAATAACTGAGACGACAAATTTGTTGCTAAGTTTTCTTGTTCGTCAAAATCTCCAAAAATAAATAACATATAAGAGGGATCTTGTTTTGGTTGTTTTTTTCTCATCAATTTATTTTTTATATATAGTACAAAGTTATATATTTTTTTTGATATTCCTAGCATGTTATTATAAATATTCTTTATTCAATTCGTACCAGTCCTCTCTAATTTTATAAACAGGTACTTTATCGTTTGTTTCGTTACAAATTAATTCCGTAATACCAACTGATTCTAATTTTTTATCCCAATTTATACATGATTCAATATCATCATAACTAAAACTCCACTGGTGTTTAAAAATTTTACTATTATTTAAACTTTTTTCTATTGGTAATAGTACATTTAATGCTTTCAAAGTTTTTTTAAAGTCTTCAACAGAATTCCACTTATTATGTAACTTTCTTTTGTACATGTATAATACAATGTTACTAATACCAATTAAATGGTCCTCAGTTTCTTGATTCATATTTTCAATAGAATAAGGTAGTCTTGTTTTGACTACCTTAACATTATTATCAAATATAATCGGATTTCTTAACATGGTTGCACATGTTTCTAAAATTCTATTGTTACCTTCAAAATCTTCAGAAAGTGTATCCATAACAGACATAAGTCTTTTAACACACTGATATCTGTTTTCCCACTCTTCTTTTGTTCTCATATTACAAATATACGAACATTTATTAATATTGTTTCACTTTTTATTGAAAAACTTTTGAAATATTATCTTCTTTTGAAATTTTTATTGTGTTGTCACTCCAAGCGTTTACAATTGGGTTGTGACTTATTAGTAAAATAGTAGGAAAGAAATCTTTAATACCCATAAAGAAATTATGAACCATTTCTAAGTTTTCGTTTGATATTTTCCCAAATACTTCATCAAAAACAATCAAGTTTGGTTTTGGTAAACTACATATCTTACTCAACACTGAACGTAACGCCAATGATGCTATTGTGCGTTCATAACCACTTCCTGATGACATTAGTTTTTCAACACCTGTACCATTATCAATCATTGAAAACTCAACCTCATTTTTATCATTGATTTGAATCTGAAGTTTAAAATAAGCACTTTCCTCCATCAATCTTTGAAGTTCGGAATTGATCAATGGGATCATTGTTTTCATTATAATTTTAGAAATACCGTTTTTACCGTAAGCCTCCAAATATATTTTATATATCCTTTCTTTTTCTTCCTCTTCAGTAATTTTAATGATGTTATTCAAGTTTGTTTTGATTTTCTCTTCTAACGTTTTAATTGAATATTCATCACCACTAATTTGATTTTGTTTTTGTGTCTTTTGTCTGTCAAGTTCTTCCAATCTCATATTTGCTTTAATCAACATTGAATCAATGTGCTCATTTGCCTTGATTTTATCCAACATCTTATCATATTCTGTAAGTTTTGTTTGAAGACTTCCTATTTTTAACTGGTAGTTTTCAATAGTTGCATCATGTTTTTCTTTAATAAGTTTGTTTTTTTCGT